GCATCATGGATAGAGCCGCGCACCTCTTCTCCTTTTCGCGCCGCCATTATCGCTTTTAAATAATCATCAATATTTGCCATCATATACCTCCGTCATTTTAAATGTATAGTAGATGTCCTGCGTAGACATTATTGATATAGACACCAATGCCGCTGCTGTCTGGTATAAGCACCGTGCCATCGCTCGAGCTTGTTACGCATTGACGCAGTCCTGCACCGTCATTATTGGCGTATACCTTCCCAGATGTGGATATATCGCCGACTGCCGCGATAGCGCCATTTGATGTAATGTCTACATGTGCTTGAATTCTGTTGCATATGACATTCGCATTCGTGGCTTGTATATCGCCGCCTGCTGTAATAGCGCCATTTGTTGCAATATTGCCAACGGTCGATATATTGCCATTTTGCTCAACTTTAAATGTTCTGGCATATGTGGTTTCTGATGTTTGCTTTTGGATAGAAAAAATCCATGTATCATCAGACGCCTGTGCTTGGTTAATCCACACACGCCAATTAGTGCCGTCTATAGTCTTATCGCTGTAAAGTGCCCCTTCCGTCGCCGTTTCTCTTGATATATTCCACGCGCCAATCTTCCCACGGTTAGCGACGATGCCATTATTATCGGATATATTAACCTCATTGTCCGTCGTGCGAATCTGCACGCCCTTGAGCACGCCTGCCGTAATGAAATCAGCGACAATCTCGCCTGTCATCTGAATGGCTACTTTGCTGACAGTCCACTCGTCGGTCACATTTTCGCGCGAAATATGGAAAAAGCCGCCCGTGTTCCATCTCCACCCATACGTCGAATCATCTTCGTTGTTGCCGTTGTATATCGTGATATCATGCCGCGTCTTGTCGACTGTGCCGCCGTTCGCTTCCTGCATGATTTCCGTTGCGTTGTCGTATGCCTTTTTCAAAATCGTGCTTGCCGGTGTGATATTGTCAATCGCACTTGCAAGCTGTCTATATGTCGCAGAGGTCTTCGCAGATAAGGTCTCCTGCTCATCAGCCCCCAGCTCAACCTCGTCCTTTTCAGGATTCCACAGGTTGAGCGTCTGCCGAGTGACTGTCATTACCTTATTAAGCCCGTGAGCTTTTGACACGACCCTGCTCTGCCAATTCAATCGTATAGGCTCGGTGCTGCCGTCAATGTTTGACAAGTCTATTGCACGCGCTTCAATTGTTAAATCCGCGAATTGGGCGTCTTCAAGGTATTTCTTGCCCTTCGCCAGTAGATTGCTCGGAATTGTCACATCATCATATTCAACGACTTTTGTTATTCTGCCGTATGTCTCTACCGCGTCTCCCTCGATGTAATCCTTGCCATCATTGACGCTTTCAATTGTCAGACGAGTATCAAGCCCCTCTACTGCTGATTCTTCAAGCGTCGCTCCCAGAGGGATTATCACCGTCGCTATGTCGCTCATATCAAGATTGGTATTAAAGTCAATGAGATTCTCGCCGAGACGTATTTCCTGCGAGCTTACCCCGACAGGCTCTGCCAGATAGTCAAGGATTCTCTTCCCGTCCTTGTGCCGCACTCGGAAATATCCGCCTAAATCGTCCACAAGGTCTTCTTTTAGCTCTTCCATTGTGGTCTGATTATTGGTATAGCAATAGATATAATCGTTCTCGTCTGTGACAGTCACTTCTCCGACCTCGAAGCGCTTAAAATCGTCGACCTGCTCATTGTGATGGTCTACGTATGCTTCGAGAAGCTGTCGCACGCCATAGCCCTGATATCTTGCAGGACGCTGAATCGAATCATTGAAGAATCCGAGCTCGCCTTCACATGAGACACTCATTTGATTATAATAATCGACTTCTTTCGACATACATACGCCAGAAAATACCGGCTCATCATCAGTATCTCGGTATACTTCAAAGATAGATGTTCGCTCATGGATATCATTATATCGTGGGTGCGTCGAAGGAAGCGTGAATGTCAATGTTCCCGGCTGATTTCGTTCAAGCGTAATTACTGGGTCGATTATTGCCAGCTCTTCCGCTTGCGGAGTGCAGAATATCACGTCATCTAAATATATCGTATACATTAGAGTATTCCCCCTTCGTAGGTTATCAAAATCTCGCCGCTGCCCTCAAATACAAGCTCGACAGGGTTGGTGCTTATGACAATGTCGTATAGCTTATTCGAGCCTTCCGCTATCTGGTAGACCTTGCCTTTGTATGACACGGTCATTTCTGCACTCGATTTAATAGTCGGAATTACTTCCTTGTCCGAGCCTCCGATTGTAGCCGTGTATGTTCCGTCGACCGTGAAATGTCGGTCAGAAACATATCCCGTCTCAAAGTCAAAAGGATTCCAGAGCCAATCTCCGCTATCATCGTATGTGCCATCATACTTATAAGGCTCACACACTCCAATAATCGAGAATGTTCCGGCTTTTCTGTCAATGGACGGTGAATCTATCTCCCATCGCCCGATATAATAGTATGAGGAATCCTCGTCAAATACGACTTTTAATCGCTTGCCGTGGATATCATTGGCAATGTCAGATATCTTAAGCCAGATATTATCAAAGTCGCCGAGGAAGATGAAAGACATTTCAATCTGCCGATTGCCGAATTTCACCTTGCCCGTCAAGCTCTCCGTAAGGTCAATTGAGCCATCGCGCATTGGAATGTCTATCAGCTTCGTCTGCACTTCTGGTGGGTATATGATTTTTCGCTTGAGAAAAAGCCCATAATCGTTATAGCTGTGCTTATCGCCGATTGTAACACCTTTCATTATATTCCCCTTCCTGCGAGCGCCACGCGCTTGCCTAATGCCTTGTCATATTGCCTTACTGTATTACCTACAAGTGCGCCTGTATCAAGCACAATCGACTGATTCTCAAGTAAGTCTTGTATCTGTGCAAGTAATGCTTCGACCTTGCTATTCTGCGATGATGTCGACGCGCTTATGCTTACACCGTCAAAGCTGCGTATTGCGTCAAGGCTGTCTTCCATGATTGACCCATTCGCCAGCGGCTCAAGCCCTTCTTCCATTCCTTGCACACAGTAATCGCCGATTTCCGCGAATACCTTTGACGGGCTGTGGATACCGAGCACGCTCTTAACACCGCTTACAAGATTACCAGCAAGGCTCTGTACATTGCTCACAAGGCTGCTCCATGAATTGCTTATTCCCTGCCATAATCCAGACACGAGCTGAAATCCTGCATCGACCATAGATGATACGCCATTAGAGATTGTTCGAGGGATTGCGACCGCAATCTCTGCCGCTGCCGTGAGTACACTCGGAAGTGCAGATATAAGACCGCCTGCCATCTCTGTTATAAGCTGCGCGCCTGCGCGTACAAGCTGCGGTACCTCGCTGATTATTGCATTGACCAGCTTACTTATAATGACCGGAGCTTTCTCGATTAGCTTGGGGAGCGAGTTGATAAGCCCCTCGGCAAGTGCAATTATTATCTTTAAAGCCGCATCAATTAGTTGGTCGACATTGTCGATAAGTGCCTCAACTATAGTGATAATCATGTCGACTGCCTGCGGTATAAGCTCGGGGAGATTATTAGCTAGCCCATTAGCTACCGATGTAATCGCCGCCGCACCGCTTTTTACAAGTTGCGGAAAATTATATGTTATGCCGGATATAATGGTTTCGATTATCTGCACCGCGCTGTCCATGAGCGACGGCACATTGTCGATAATTCCCTGCGCAAGTGTCATTATCACATCAAGCCCTGCGCTCATTAAAAGCGGCAGATTGTCATTGATAGCTGTGAGAATAGACGGAAGTATCTGTCCTGCTGCATCTGTGATTGTCGGAATTGCTTCCATCAATCCATCGACAAAAGAATTGACACCCTCGCTTATCTGCTCAAAGCCCGAATCATCGCCTACGAATAGCTTTGTCAAACCGTCCATTACCTCGGTAATTGACGGGAGAAAATCTGCGGTCAGATTCCTTTTCGCGCCCGAGATTGCTGTCTTAAGGTCTTGCAGCGAATCCTCGTAGGCAGCAGACGCCTTGACCGCGTCATTACTCATGACGCCGCCCAATTGATTGACTGTGTCTATCATCGCCTGCGTATCTTCTGCCGATGTATTAAGCAGCGCGCCCATTTCCATCGCACCGCGTCCGAGTAAGTCCGTGGCAAGCGCCGTCCTCTCCGTGCCTTCTTCCATGCCTTGCAATCCGTATATTACATTTGCAAAAAGGTCTTCGGTCGACATTGACGCCACATCGTCCATTGATAAGCCTATTCGCTCAAACGCCGCCACTTGGTCGTCGCTGGAATCCTGCGCGGCATTAGCTAATGTCTTAAAAGCACTTGTCATACTTGACATAGATGTTCCGCTGTGCTGCAATACTGCGTCCCACTCTTGATAAGCCTGTGATGATATGCCGAGCTTCTGTGATGCCTTGTCGATATTGTCGCCGTACTCTGCCGTGGAATTGACGCCTGCA